CGGCCGTGGCTTATCGTTCCTTCCGCCGTTAGGCAGAAGGTTTCGCAACGTATCAAGAAAGGCCATTGTAACTCCTAAAGCTTTCTGGCCGCCTGTGCCATGCGCTTGCGTAAGCCTTCGCCAACGCTTTTGCCGCTATGGCTGTCTTCTTCGGTAACGCCGCCGCTTCTTTCAACGCCTTCCGGGATCAGATGGCAATTCAGAAGCCACGCGGCAGCACGCGCAAGGGCTTCGGCGTCCAGATAATGGTTCTCGGATGAGCGCACAATCCACTCCGGCTTACCCGTATCGGGGTCTATGATGCGGTTTTCCGCCGCAACTTGACGGCAATAATCTTCCGTGGCGTTGCTGGGTAGCAGGAACGCGCCCGGCTTATCCATCGGAAGGCGGATTGCGCTATGCGTCCATTGCTTGAAGAAATCGCTGTCCACGTGAACAAGCTCAATCTTCCGCCTTAGGCCGCCGTCATCAATGCCATGCTCCACAATGCTAAGGGGCTTCATGCGCACGTGGTGGCCGCGTGTAGCGCGGCACAACCATGAATTCTTCCAACAGAAATCATAAACGGTATGTGCGTCGCCGCTTGATTTCTTGTTTGGCCGGAAGCCCGCGTCTATGAACGCCTTTGAGACGAGCATGCCCGCGCGCTCGGCCGTAAGAACCTTGTAAAGCTCTTCCCAAACGTCATTGTGATGCGTTGGACCCCAAATCTCATTGGCGTCCACAAGCCAGGATGTGCCGCGAGAACCCCAACCACGGATAACGTAGACAAGCCGCTTTTGCTGCACGTCCACGCCTGCCGTAAGGATCACCGCGCCCAAAGGCACGTTGCCCATGGGGTACGGAAGCTTGCGCCCGGCTACTTCCTTCCACGTGACAGCGTTTTCAACTTCCAGATGGGAGAAGCATTCGCCGAAAGCGGAATTGATGACCGTTTGGATTTTGTTTGCATCGCCTGTGGCCATTTCACCAAGTAGGCGCGCAGCACGCTCCCCAAACGTTCTAAACGGACTACACAGCCCCGAAACCCAAAAGCTAATGGTGGTAGTGGCGGGATGGCTTCCCGCCACTGTACCGGCCTTATTTACGGTTTGGCCCGGTGCCACATAAACGCCGCGCTCGTTCATCTCCTGCTTATGGTGCTCTTCGATCACCCCACCGCATCCGGGGCATTCCAGATACGCGGAATGCAGCACCTGCGCGGGGCTCTCGTGCTTCGGCCATTTCAGCAGGTCGGCGCGCGGCACAAAGAAGTCTCCGCAGTGCGGACACGGCCAGCACCAATGATGCCGCGTGCCCTCCTGCCAAAGCTTCCAGATGCCGCTTTTGATTTCATCGGGCTCCCGATACTTCCAGAAGCGCAAGCCGCTGTTGGGGTCAAGCTCCGTTTCCACCAAGCCAAGGGAGGGCGTGGAAACCACGCCAACCGAGAAGTCATCGTATGTTTCGCCACGCGCTTCCACAAGGCCAAGGGGATCGCCCTGGCCGCGAATGTTGTGCAGCATTTCGTCATATTCGTCCACCACGGCCAAGCCAGCCGGATCAGACTTAAGGGCTGTGGAGCTGCCGCCATGCGCCAAGCGCACGCGCACGCCAGCAATGCGCTTAAGCGTCTTGCTTTGCATACGGTCGCCTAGCAACTTGGCTTGCAACGTGGCCGATTGCTCAAACAGCTCCACCAACCGGGGCTCAAACTGCGTTTTGACGAATTCCGCAGTAGGCCCCGCGTAAAGGATAGGCACGGGCCTTTGATCAAGCCGCGCACCCATAACGTCTAGCAGCGCTTCCGTCTTGCCGCTTTGGGCGGCCATGGCGAGAACGCAGCGCTTATATTCGCCGCTGTCCAGCGCGTGCTCGAAAGGGATGATGTACGGGGTTAGGCCGGGATCGCGAGCGCCCGGCCTGCCGCTGGTTTCTGGATAGACGCGGTTTTGATATGCCCAGATATCGGGCTTATTCCTCTCTACTGGCTCTAGTATCTTCGCGGATAGCTTCGCAAGCCTCGCCATATTTCGAAGCGAGCGCGGCCAGTTCGCGCCTGATGCCGTCAACGGCACGTTCAATGCGGTTTCTGACATCCCTGTCCCTTGTTCCAATCATGGCGGGAAGACCGGCCAGACGCGATACAACTTCGCCCATCATCGTGGCAACGAAAGCCTCGGCTTCTTCCACGGGCACAAGCTGGCCGCCTTTCGCGGCCATGCGCTGCTCAATCTCTTTCGCGCGAATAGCTTGGAGCTTCTTTTGGGTTTCCGTGCCAAGGTTCTGACGCCTTTCGCCCTTCGCCCAAGCAATGATGCCGCGAATGCTTTCTTGAAGACTGTACAGCTTGTTTTTGTCCGGCGCGATGAAGCCGCCCTTTGCCAAGTCGTCAAGCTGCCTTGACGGCATGCCGCATAGCTCACCAAGCTCGAATTGCCGGTATCGGCCATCTTGCAGGAACTTGATATATCCCTGCATCAGCTCAAGAAGGTGATACCGGCCCCGCTTCATAGCGTAATAGCCAAGGTTGCCGATGCGCTTTACATCACGCTCGGGGATATCAAGGAGCTTCGCGGCCTCAAACGCCGAAAGATAACCCCTTTCCGCCTGTTCTTCGGCCATTCATCCTCCTAGCGCAAGCCCGCAACCTTGTGCGTCTGAACCGAGACAAGCCAATCGTTCACCCGCGCCGCTTCCAGGCAAAGCTCCGTTGCCTTCTTCGACATGGAAAGCGGCTGCAAATAAACGGGCACGTGGTACGCCGTGGCGCTTTTGCGCACTTCAAGGCGTCTCGCCAGAAGCTTTTGCAGCGTTGTGATATCCGCTGGTTTTCCAACCGGCATCTTGATTTCGTCGGCGCGCAATAGCGCGTCATCAAGCACCACAAGGCCGCCCGGCATATCCACCTTGGGCGAGAGAGTTACGAAGGTTCCGGGGTCCGCGCTGATTTCGTGCGTGCCGCTGGTTTCGATCTGGGTTGTAAAGCCCAAGCTTTCGAGATCGTTTGTAACCTTGAAAAGGTCGTAAACGCACGGCTCGCCGCCCGTGAACACCACGTGGTTGTTGCCGTATTCCTTGGCTAGGCGCACCAGGAACGCGGCTTCCACGATGGCGAATTCAGGGGAGCCCGGCGCTTTGTTCGCAAGCGCCACATAGTGCACCAGATTGGCCGCGTTCACCTTCCAGGTGTATTTCGTATCGCACCACGGGCACCCTACGGCACAGCCTTGAAGCCGGAAGAAGGTGGAAGGCTTCCCCGTATGGGAGCCTTCCCCTTGCATCGTTGAGAAGTGTTCGTTAAGGAGCAAGCCTTCCGCAAAGCGCGTTTTGCTGCTCTCGCTTGGCCCGCCGCTTTGGCTTGTGCCCTTGGGCATATGCTGCTCTGTCACGTTCCGCCTCCACCCTGTTTTCCCACGGAAAGACAAGCCATGTCTCCGGGTCGATGATATACGCCACGGTCCCGCCGTGAACATGCTCCGATTTATCAAACCACGCGGCGAAGTGAACAACCGGAAAGGTGTCCATCGTTTCGCCGCTTTCGATAACATCGTCTATAACCAGCGTGTTAAGCTGGTCAACTTCGGCCCTATCCGTGATTAGCGGGATGCCAAGGCCATGGCTTACGGCAACCGCCATCGGCAGGCCGCCGCGCGGGATGCCGTACACGCTTTTAACGGAGCCCGATTTCACATAGTCCGCGTAAAAACGGATAAGGGCCTCAGCCCCCCTAGTGAAGTGAGCCCACGTAACCGCCAGCATGGAGCCGGTATGAAGCGCGGCATTTGCCGGTTTCTTCAATGATCGTTTCAACGAGTTGCACCCCCGTGCCAAATAACTGCATGGGGCCAACGCAGCAGACCAAATGCCTAGCCATGTTCTCCGCTGTAGGGTTGAAAGGAACGGCAACCACTGTTCTGTCGATTTCCATGAGAGCCCGCAAACGCGGGTCTTGTTCCCATAACAGAAACTTGTGGTCCCAATTCTCCTCAAGCCATGCGCACAGCAACGTCTTGATTTGAGAAAAGTCCAGCACACGCCCAATGTGGTCAAGCGTGTGCGCCGCGCACACAAGGTGGAATTTGTAGTTGTGGCCGTGAAGGTGCGCGCACTTCCCCTCATGGCCCCAAACGCTATGACCGGCGCAAATCTCGTGCGTGCGCGTGGCCGTGATAACGCCGTTTGTGATGCTCACTTTGCAAGCTCCATCAGCCCCAACATACGCTCCATTTGGTGGGGTAGGTTCATTGTTCCGCGCGCGGCCTGGGTAATCATCACGGTGCCCGCATCTCGCACGCCACGCCAGCACGCACAGAAATGCCGCGCCTGAACGATCACGCCAACGCCACGCGGCGCAAAGGCCGCGTGCAGGGCTTCCACAAGCTGTTGCGTGGCTTCCTCCTGTATCTGCGGCCTGGACATGATGTGTTCTGTGATGCGCCCAAACTTCGATAGACCGAGCAGGGCGTTCCCTGAGAGCACGCCTACCCATGCCTTCCCAATGATGGGAACCAAATGGTGGCTACAAGCCGAATTAAAGCCCCAAGGGCCTGCTACAAACATATCGGAGCCCTGCACCACGTTGGGGAACGAAGTGGCTTCAGGCGGCCTTAAATAGCGCCCCTTGAACACTTCGCGCACGTACATCTTCGCCACGCGCGCGGCAGTGTTCTTCGCGTTGGGATCATTCTCCCTGTCGATCAGAAGGGCGTCAAGTACGCCCTCCATCGCAAGCTTAACCCCTTCCTCGATGCACTCCATTTCGAAGTCATCGATATAATCGGCCAGCGATGCATTGGCGTGCATCGAAACGCCCTTCGCCTTTAGCTGGGATCGAACTTTTTCGATCACCAGCCTAACGTCATACGGCTTTTCCATGGTATCGGCCCGCGTCATAGTGCTGCATCAGCAAGCGCGTATAGATGCTTGTCGTGATCGCAAAGAACAGTTTCACACCAAGAACGCGGCGTAACTCACAAGAAAATTCCACCCACGAGGCCGTTGTGATGTTCTGCCAAGTGGAACACACACCTTTGCCAGCGTCTGGGGCAAAGATTGAATAGGGATCATATCCCAGCTTGCGGATGCGCTCGGCCACGCGCCGGTTAAGCTTGGCGCGGGTAAGCTGGCGCGGGTGAAGCAACTCCATCACGCCGTGCCCCATATAGACGGATACCGTACCGAAGCGCCCGCCCTGTTTCCAAGAGCTACTGTCCACGCTGTACGGCTTCAGAAGCTTGATTAGGGGCCAACGTGTCATGCCCAGCAAATGCGCCTTGCGCCCTGCCGACCATTCAATCATTTTGGCCGCCCATTGCGCGCCCGCCAGATTGGCGGACGCAAGGCCGCCGAAAGCCACGTAATCAGAAGTCTGATAGTAGGCGTTGACGGTTTCTTCCGTATCGCCCCGCGTGGCGATGGGGATAGGCTTGAAGCCCCGCGAGAGCATGATTTCGTAATTGCGTAGGGTCTGCTCCGGTTGCCCGATCACGTCTAGCGTGTAATAGCAATCCGGCATAAGGCCGTCCATGCGCAACGTATCCAGGAAGCCGCAATAGCCGTCAAGCGTTACCTCCTTCCCCATCTTGAAGGCGGTAAAGGCCCCGCTGTCCAACATGAATTCGATATCCTCCCGCCTGCTCTTCACCAGCTTGCGCAGGTCTGAACCAAGGTAGGAGTAGGATATCAGGATGGGAATTCTATTCGATTTCGAGGCTGTCTCCAAAATCGATGTCTCCCCCGTCTCGCATGGCCTGCAAGGCGTTATCCAGGTGCTTCTTCACCGTGTCTTTGTGCTGCGGCAGGCAACGCACCTTGATTACCGCTTTCAGCTCTGCCACGTCTCCGGCCAGCTCTTCCGCCGTAACGGTGGGCTTCCAACCGCCAATGATGGTTTGCAGCTCATCATCCGAGAAACCGGCCCCGGCCGGGTCCATATCTTGGTCGATAAGCTTCTGAACAGCGGCGGCCAGAAGCTCGTCGTTCCACGTGCTGTCTTCGCCGAAACGGTTGTCAGCCAGGATAAGCTCCAAGGCTTCCGCATCCGTGCCCTCGAAGATGGCGCACGGAATGCTTGCCGCCTTGTCCACGCAACCAAACGCCTGCCAACGCTTATGACCGGCCAGAATGGTGCCATCGGGCCGCGCCACAAGCGCGCCCACGAAACCCACGCGCTTCATGTAATCGGCCAGCTTCTGAATTGAAGCCGCATCGTGCTCGCGCGGGTTTTCGGGATGCGGCTTGAACCAATTCCAGGGCCGCACTTCGATTTCTGATACCTTGGCCTCAAGGCCCTTCTTCAGCTTCGCCATTAGCGCCGCCCTCTCTTTTCAGTGCACAGCTCGGCAGCTATGCGTATAGCGCTTGCCGCAACGTCGATAGCCTCTTTGCGCATGGCTTCGAGATCGCGGTTGCGTTGCTTCGTCCAAACGTGCTCTTTCAGCTCTTCGAACTCTTCCATAAGAACGCCGAAGCCTTCGTGAGCACTGTTGAACGGCCCGTATATCTCGCGAGATTGGGCCGCCAATTTCAGGGCGGCCAGCGCCGCCCGAACGAATTTCTTCTTAGGTCTCATCGCAGAACCCCGCCCGCTTGCGACGCCACAGCAGATAGTCAGCCCCTTCTTCCACATCAGGGAAGCAATGCACGTAGCCAGCGCCGCCGCGTGCAAGGGGATCGATAACGGAGACGATGGAAGCGCCCGTGATCTGGTGTCCGAACTGCCCCTTTTCCGCGTAACTGTCGATGGCCTTGTAGCCCTTGGCGCGGCATGCCCAAAACTGGCCGCCCTGGAAAGGGTGCTCGCTATGAAACATGGCGTAGTTGTGGCGATGGCCGCAGATGTACAGGGCCGCCTGTGCGCGCTCTGCCATCTTCATGGGGCCTTGCAGCGGGTTGATCGCCGAGCTTCCCTTGAAGTCGTGCGCCGCCCATATGGGAAGTTTCAAACCGCACGGAAAGGTAAGCTTGATTTGGGCCTGCCAATCGTGAAGCGGGACGATGTTCCGCGCTTGCGCGCGCATCAGCTCACTTCCACCGCGCCAAGCGTCGTGGTTTCCAAGCAACCACATCAGCCACTCAACCCCGGAACGGTGCAACAGCCACTCCACAAGCTGTGCGGCCTGGGTGCGGGTAACAAGCTGTTCCTCGTAAAGGTGCAAAAGCTTGCCAAGCCAATTATTGGTGCTGTCACCGATATTGGCACCCACCATGCCCGGCGTTTTGGCCGTTACTGCAACGTCATAGCGCAATTGCGGCCAATCGCAACCACCATCGTCCATATGGGGATCACCAAACCACACAATCCCCATAGGTGCGTCGCTGTTCACGGCAATTTCATGCCACCGTCTTGCAGCGTGTTCGCGATGGGTGCGCCGGTAGGCGATTTCCAGGCCGTCCAGTAGCTCTTCGTCGCTCATTGCCGCGCTTGGAAGGCGCGGCTGAGTAAGTACAGCACCAACCGGGGCCTGCTCTGCATGGGGCATTAGCCCCGCGCTACGCCCCATCTTCGCGCGATCATACAGCGTTGTCTTGCTGATGCCTGATGCTCTCGATGCCTGCTCATATGTGCCGTGTTTTAGCACAAGGTCAAGCGCCTGTTGCCAAAGCTGTGCCTTGGCGTCTTCACGGTCCATATGCCCGTATCTCCACAATTGCCCTACGCAGCACAAAGGGAGATAGATTGAAAGGCGGGGCGGCTCACGTGATCACGCTCATAATCACGCTTACCGCCCCGCCATAGCGCCGCGCCATGCCGTCGAAGTCATGGGGTCGCTAATGAAAACCGGGGCTGCATGCCAGTGCGCCCCGGTTCCGGGTCTCTACCGTGGCATTGGGGGAAGGAAAGCCCCATAGCCATAGGAGACGCCTTTACCTGGGATCAACAACCATCCACATTAGCACCTCTTCCACGCCAAGCACGTGGCAAGAGATCGTGCGCGGCCCATCGCCCCACCTAATCTTCGTGCTTGTGGGCACGCTATAGGTCTGGGTTAGCAATTGGCACTTGCGGATAAATTCCATTTCCGTCCAGCCCTTAACCTCGTATCCGTCTCCCACGTTGTACAGGCCGGGCTTCGATGTGGCCGCACTGCGAAGAAAGCACACCTGATTTCCATTGCAGGCCACGTTAGCCGCACCTGGAAGAGGTTCTGATGCTACGGGGAACGCAAATAGAACAAAAATAGTCCAAAGATATGCAGCCAATGCGCAACTCCTTTCTATGGATTTTCCTGCGGGTAGATTTCTATTCCCCCTGAACAAGAAAAAGGTCTCTTCGCTGGGTTTTCGGGGGGCGGCCAACCGCATAGG